CAAATGGGCAGTGGTCGATCCTAGCAGCGTTAGCCGCCCAGCGGCTATAGCCGTTGGGAAGTTAGTTCTGTTAGGAGACAGTTCCATGTTGGGCAACACACTTACTCTTCCTCAAGCTGGTGGCGATAAGGTTCTTATCAAGATCAACCAGGATGGGTATTCTAGCGAATACCTTCTCCGGGAGACGCTTGGTGAGTACCGAGCTCGGATCCGTCACACGAAAGTGGGACCGACCGCGCTGCGCCCCTATACGGCCGACAGGCACAATTTCGAAGTGGTGCAAACCATCTTCGCAACGTCAACGGTCCCGCAGTATGAACGCAAGTTCTACTTCGTGATCGAGACGCAGCCTGGCGACGTAGCTACCGCGTTGGCAGACGCCGTTGCGGATCTTATGATCCTCTCGACGAATGCTTTCCTGGTTAGCTTGAATGGTTGGGAATCCTGAGATTAGCACGCCGCTCTGTAAAGAGGGCGCTTCTTACTTGTAGTAAGAGGGCGAAGTCTCGGATGCTTGGCCATTGAGTGGTGTGGTACCTAACAGCATGGGACATTTCACGGAGTTAATCCGAGTATGTCTAAATGCCATGTTAGGGAACTGCAGAACTTGTGGCTTGGCATCCTCGCGGATGCTGGCCACGCATTCCCGACCCTGAGAGACGAATTCGAGAGTGATCTCGCCCGTCTCCAGAGAACCGTGGAGCATCGAGGAATTCGAGTTTTTCTCGAAGACCTTCCTGCTATTGGTAAACACTTTGATAGGTGTCTATCATGCGGCCAGTACAAATTATCAGGGTTACCTCTAACTAAGAGGTACTCTAATACAGTAGTGATTCCGAAGTTTCTTCGGGGACTCTACTTACTGGTTTTTCACGGTTCGGGTTCTCTGAAGGAGGATTGCAATGTTGAGGCCCTTTTCTTTATTCGCCAGCTTACGCTGGCTTTCAAGAAAGGTAAACTCGCTTGCAGTGTCGAAGCTAACGAACGGGAAGTTCGTGAGTTTTATGACACTGACAGCAGTCTGCCGGAGCCTGAAAGCTTTTGGCAAACTGGTGACTGTGAATCCGGAATTGGAGGATCCAGCCCTTCGGCTGGACACTGCAACTCTGATCGAATTCCTTGTGAAGATTCACACGGAATCGAGGATTCGCGAACTCGCCTTGTTGAACCTACTGACCCAGCAGATCCGCGAGGATCAGCTGAGGCACAGAAGTCAACAGGAGGCTTAACCTATGAAGGATTTCATAAGTCGAGCCTCTATCAGGGACGAGTTGAGTCTTTTCCTTCGCAAAAGCGAAGGAGACTGTCGGTCCTCCTGGCGAAACTTGACTTCGTGTCAAGTCTCGTTACCGCAACGCTCGGATCTTATGATCCGAGTGTATGGCGGTTCAGACATGGACCAGGTGCTGTTTCAGAGTATCGTGGACCGGCCAACAAATACTGTTGGTCTAACTGGTCAGATACCCTGGAATCCGAGTATCCAATTGCCGACTGTGGTTTCCATAGTCATAGCAGTTGGGCAGACCGAGTACATACTGGGCGAGATATTAGCTCAAGAGAGCTTCCTTCTCGAATGGTATGTGTTCCGAAGACCTACTCGAAGCCGCGGCTCATTGCCGCGGAGCCGAGTGCGAATCAGTGGTGCCAGCAAAATATCTGGCACTACTTTCGCCAACGATCCAAGTGTTCTTGGATTAATCGATTTGTTCGTTTTAACGATCAATCGCTTAACCAAGAGCTTTGTGTCGTGGGGTCCAGGAGCGGCACGCTTGCTACCGTTGATTTATCAGCGGCTAGCGATCGTGTCACTTGTCACGCTGTTGGGCAGATGTTTCGGAGTAATCCGAAACTCTTACGCTGCCTTAGAGCGTCTCGTACCCAAGTAGTATCACAGGATATCACCGATAAGGTGCCTCCTCTGATACGGTTGAGAAAATTCTCAACTATGGGCAACGCCTGCACCTTTCCTGTTGAGTCTCTTATTTTCCTAAGTATCTGTCTCGCTACGGTGCTTACGCAACGTAACTTGAGAGCTACGAAGAGGAATATTGAGATGTTAGCAGGAGAGGTAGCCGTCTTCGGGGATG